CATCAGTTTATTGAAAAAAAATATTTATGTCCTAAATTTGATGTGGTGTTTATAGATGAAGCACAAGATTTATCACCGATACAGTGGATGATGTATGACATATTAAAATCTAATACCAAAGATATGTATCTTGCAGGAGATGATGATCAAGCCATATACGCATGGGCAGGAGCAGATGTAGATAGATTTATAAAAGAACCTGCAACAGAAGTAGTATTAAAAAAATCAAGAAGAGTTCCAAGAAAAGTTCAAGACATATCTAATATAATAGTAAATAGAATAGAAGGACTAAGAGCAGATAAACAATATTATCCAAGAGCAGAAGATGGATCATGTATAAAAATTAATAATTTAGATAACGTAGATCTATCAAAAGACAACTGGTTAATTTTAACTAGAACAATTACTAAATCTATTCAGATTGCTAAACAATTAAAATTAAAAGGTCTTAACTTTGAAAATAAATACGTAAGAAGTTATAATAAAAAATTATACAAAGCAGCTGTTAACTATTCTAAATGGTGCAATGGCGAAAAGTTAGAGTCTATTCATATAGATGATATACAAGATTATATGACTTTACTTCATCACGAGTGGGTAAAAACTCATCCTTGGTTTGAAGCTTTTGATAAAGCACC